ACTATTTCCAACTCTGAGAGCAAACTATACAAAAGGGGTGCAGTTTGTGACAAAAAACAAATGGAAAACGTTAATATTGGAACAGATGGCTGCACTCGGCGTGCAGAAAGACGCTTATTTTTCCGCCGTAGAAACATTGGCGGGAATACTTGAGCAGCGAGATAAGACCTTCCGTGAGTTTCAAGCTTCTGGCGGAAAATCCGTTATCCAATATACCAATAAGGGCGGCTCAACAAACATGACGAAAAACCCTCTGCTGGTGCTATGGGATGACCTCAACAAAAGCGCCTTGGCGTACTGGCGCGAACTTGGATTGACCCCCTCCAGTTACAGAAAAATGACAGGAGATGCGCCTAAGCAAGAAAAAACAGGTGGGCTTGCAGAGGCGTTAAAGAACATTGAAGCGGGTTAAGGGGAAAAACTGGCCGGAAGTGCTAGAGTACGCCGAGAGTATATGTGAAGGAAGAAAAATCGCCTGTAAAGAATTGAAACAGGCCGTCGATAGGTTTTTTGAAGACCTCGAAAACCCGGATTACTGGATGGATGCCAAAGCGCCAGAGTTTTGCATCCAAATAATCGAAAAAACAATATGCCACCAGCAGGGGGAGAAGCTGGACGGCACACCGTTGCGGGGAACCCCTTTTCTTTTGGAACCGTTCCACAAGTTTATTGTCTACAATCTGGTGGGGTTCAAGCTGCGCGGAACGGATGTTGTACGTTTTCATGAGGCCCTTATTTTTATACCAAGAAAAAATATCAAGACCAGCTTTGCTGCAGCACTTGCATGGGCGCTCTCTTTGTGGTATCGCCGCAGCGGATCTAAAACTTATATTGCCTCGGCAGCGTTGATGCAGTCTTTGGAAAGCTTTAATTTTCTGGATTACAATATCCGCCGGATGGGGGAAGATGCCAAAAGCGGCGGAACAGTCAAAATCATAGATAATAACAACGAGCATTCCATGGAGGCCACGCTTTCGGATGGCTCTTTTTTTATTCGGGCATTAGCCGCGAACCCGGATGCGCAGGATTCGCTCAACTGCAATATTGCAATATGCGATGAAATACATGCTTTTACAAAACCGAAACAATATAACCTATTCCGAGAGGCCATGAAGGCATATACCAACAAGCTCTTAATCGGGATATCAACAGCAGGCGACAACGAGCAGGCGTTTCTTGGACAGCGGTTGAAATACTGCCGGAAGGTGCTGGATGGTACAGTGCGGGATGAGCAGTATTTTATTTTTATGTGCTGTGCAAACCCCGATGAAGATGGGAACATAGACTACACAAGCCCGGCTGTGCATGAAATGGCGAATCCAGCATACGGCGTGAGCATTCGGCCTGATGAAATCCTGAACGACAGTTTGCAGGCGCAGAATGACCCTCAGCAGCGAAAAGACTTTTTTGCAAAAAGCTTGAACGTGTACACCAACGCCATAAAAGCCTATTTCGATATTGAGGAATTTCGCAAGAGTGATGCAGCTTATAACTGGACACTGGAACAGCTTGCAAAATTGCCCATTGATTGGTACGGCGGAGCAGACCTTTCCAAATTGCACGACCTTACAGCAGCGGCGCTGTTTGGAAATTATAAGGGCGTAGACATCATCATTACACACGCATTTTTTCCCGTGGTGGCCGCACACCTTAAGGCCGAGCAGGACAATATCCCGCTGTTTGGTTGGGCTGATGATGGCTGGCTTACGATGTGCAATAGCCCAACGGTAAACCATGCGGATGTAGTCAAGTGGTTTGTGGACATGCGGCAGCGCGGATTTAAGATACGGCAAGTAGGGCATGACCGAAAATTTTGCCGTGAATATTTTATCGGCATGAAAGCGGCGGGTTTCAAAATCATAGACCAACCGCAGTATTACTACAAAAAATCCGAGGGATTCCGGTATATCGAACAGAGCGCGAAAAACGGCGCTCTTTTTTATCTGCATTCGGAAGCTTACGAATATTGTGTGGAAAATGTCTCGGCCATAGAAAAGACGGATGACATGATACAGTACGACAAGGTACAACCGGAGCACCGCATCGACTTGTTCGATGCATCGGTGTTTGCGTGTATCCGTTACCTTGAGAGCCTTGACAGAAGCAAGGCAGCAAAACAATGGTTTGGTGAGAAATGATTTGGAGGGAATGCCAATGAGCAAGAAAAAACGCAGCAGACCGGCCCCGCGTGCAGAGCCTGCAAAAAAACGCGGAGTTGCATGGGTGACACAAGATAACTGGGAAACTCTGGAGTGTATGGGATATACAAGCCTTGCACATAACCCGGAAATATGCACAGCGGTGGATACAATCGCCCGCCTTATCGCCAGCATGACTATCCATTTGATGAAAAATACAGAGGATGGAGATGTGCGGGTAAAAAATGAACTGAGCCGCAAGGTGGACATTGAGCCGAACAGCAATATGACACGCGCGGCCTTTGTACACTGGATCGTGAAAACGCTCATGCTGGAAGGAAACGGAAACGCTGTAGTGTGGCCGGAAACCCGGCGCGGTATTCTTCGAGACCTAAAACCTGTTCCCCCTGCTTTTACAGCGTTCGTTCCAGTTGGTGTTTGGGATTATCGCGTGGTGATTGCAGGGCAGGAATATGACCCAAACGATGTGCTGCATTTTGTGCTGAACCCCGGAAGCTATTATCCGTGGAAAGGGGACGGCTACCGTGTCGCGCTGGCGGATGTGGCAAACAACTTAAAGCAGGCCGCTGCCACAGAGAAGGGGTTTATGTCCAGCAAATGGAAGCCGAGCATCATTGTTAAGGTTGACTCTCTCACAGATGAGTTCTCAAGCCCGGAAGGACGGCAAAAGCTTTTGTCTGAGTATATTGATACGTCACAAGCGGGTGAACCGTGGATGATACCGGCAGAGCAGTTCAGCGTGGAACAGGTTCGGCCTCTTACTCTTTCGGATTTGGCTCTTGCGGATTTCGTGCAGCTTGATAAGCGGACGGTGGCAGCCATTCTTGGCGTACCGCCTTTTATTTTGGGGATCGGTGATTTCCACCGCGACGCATGGAACAATTTTATCAATTCCACAATCATGCCGATTGCAAAGAACATTGAACAGGAAATGACAAAAAAGCTTTTGTATAACCCTGACTGGTTTTTCCGGTTTAATGCGAGGAGCCTTTACAACTATGATCTGCGCGACCTTGCAGCGGTGGCGGACGATCAATATATACGAGGCATCATGACAGGTAATGAGGTGAGAGATTGGATCGGGCTTTCACCACTACCGGGCCTGAACGAGCTTGTCATTCTGGAAAACTATATCCCGCGCGGCATGATAGGTGAGCAGAACAAACTGAATGGAGGTGAAAATGCATGACGTGTGAACGTACCGCCCTTGTGCGTGATGGCAAATTCCAGACGCGCGCAGAGGACGGGAATCTGTATATCGAGGGCTATTTTGCAGTGTTTGGCAGCGAATACCGTATGTGGGAAAACGCCATTGAAACCATTGATGAGGATGCCTTTAACGACACGCTCGACGGCGATATCCGGGCGCTGGTAAACCATGACAGCACATTAGTGCTTGGACGTACAACGGCTGGAACCTTGGTGCTGCGGGTAGACCGGGTAGGTTTGTGGGGAAGCATTACAATCAATCAGGCAGACCAAGACGCAATGAACCTGTATGAGCGCGTAAAGCGCGGAGATGTGAGCCAGTGCAGCTTTGGTTTTGACATCATCGATCAGAACACGGAAGTGATGGAGAACGGCACTACGGTGTGGAAGCTGCGCAAAGTGAAATTGTACGAAGTATCTGTCGTGACCTTCCCGGCCTATGAAGATACATCCGTAACGGCCCGGAAGAAGGATTACGAACAGATACAAAAACGAAAACGCGAACAATGGCGTGCCAAAATGAGGGCGCGCCTGAAAGGAGAAAGTAATGGCACTTAAAACAATGATACTGCGCCGCAGCATTGACAAGAAAAAAGCAGAACTGGATGCTCTGCGTGCAAAAGATGTGGAATACCAGAAACGGGAAGCGGAACTGGAAACCGCCATTGAAGAAACAGAAAATGAAGAACAGGAGCAGGCTGTTACCGAAGAAGTAGAGAAGTTCGACGCCGATAAACAGGCGCATGAAGACGCGAAAGCTGCGCTGGCCGGAGAAATTGAGGGGCTGGAGGCGGAACTGGAAAAGGCCGAAGCCGAAGCGCCGGTGCGCAGCAAGCCTACCGCAAAACACACTGAAAGGATGGAAAATCATATGAATGAAATCAACATTCGCGCGCTGCCCATGAGCAAGCGTGCCTTTGAGGCGCTGACGATGGAGCAGCGCAAAGCTATCACCATGCGGGATGATGTGAAGGAGTTTTTTGCACAGCTTCGCAGCATGAAAGGACAGAGCCGTGCAGTGACCGGTGCGGAACTGACGATTCCTGTCGTTTTCCTCGACCTCATCAGCGAAAACATGTATCGCTATTCCAAGCTGCTGAACCGTGTGCGCATCCGCAACGTAAACGGTGAAGCGCGCCAGACGATTGCTGGCACTGTGCCAGAAGCGGTGTGGACGGAGATGTGCGGGGCCATCAACGAGCTTAACTTTGTGTTTAATCAGGTTACGCTGGATGGCTATAAGGTTGCGGGCTTTGTGCCGGTGTGCAACTCTATTCTGGAGGATAATGATGTAAACCTTGCAAGCTGGATTGTGGAAATGCTCTCAGAGAGCATCGGCCTTGCCATGGATAAAGCTATCCTGTACGGCAAGGGCGCGGCCAGTAAGATGCCGCTGGGTATTGTCACCCGTTTGGCGCAGACTTCCAAGCCCGCGGATTACCCCGCGAATGCCCCGGAATGGATAGACTTGCACACAAGCAATATTCTCAAGATAGACAGTTCTCAGGAGCCGGTTCCATTTTGGGCTGCTCTTGCTGTTGCGGCAGGCAATACCTTTACGCGCTACAGCCGTGGCCGCCAGTTCTGGGCCATGAACAGCAAGACCTATGCCAAGCTGCGCTCGAAGCTGATCGCGTTCAACTACGAGGGCAGTCTGATCGCGCAGTACCCCGGTGTTATGCCCGTAGTGGATGGCGATATTGATGTGCTGGAGTTCATCCCGGACGGTGATATCATCGGCGGTTATGGCGACCTGTATCTGCTGGCGATGCGCGCAGGCATGACCATCGAGAGCAGCCGCGAAGTACAGTTTATCCAAGATAACACTGTCTTTAAGGGCAAACAGCGTGCAGATGGCATGCCCGTCATTCCCGGCGCGTTTGTTGCAATCAACATCAACAATCAGGAGGTAACGACAGTGATGGAATTTGCTGCTGACAATGCCAACGATGCGCAGCTTTCTGCACTGGCGGTGGGAAGTGAGACGCTTTCGCCTGTATTTGCACCCACAACCTATAGCTATACTCTGGCCCCGACGGGTGCCAGCGCCAAAATTGAGGCTACCAGCAGCCAGCCGGGTGCGCAGATTGCTATTGCCTATAATGGCCAGAATGTGCGCAATGGCGGTACTGTGACGTGGCTGACAGACAGCACTGCGCATCCACTTACTGTGACAGTAAAGCAGGGTAACGCTGTGCGCGTATATACGGTAGCCGTTACAAAAGCAGGCGGCTGATAGGAGGTGATATCCTTGGCCGATGCTGATATTTTAGCGATACTTAAAATTGACCTTCAGGTGTCCAGCACATCGCTGGACACCTATCTGAGCGCGCTTATCGCGTCGGCCAAGGGTTATATCTCTACCGAAGGAATATCCTTGACCGGCAGCGAGAGCGACGGGATGCTGGTGGAAATGTATGCGGCATACCTGTACCGCCGCCGTCGAGAAGAAAATGTGCAGATGCCCCGCATGCTGCGCTGGGCACTTAATAACCGTTTGTTTTCACAGAAAGGGGCAACCGATGGATGACCTGATAACGCTTATCAAGGAGAGATATGTCCTCGACGAGATAGGCCAGATGGTGCCTGTGGAAACATCTAGACAAGTATGGGCGCACTTGCAATCAGTGACGCGCGCAGAATGGGCAGATGCGGGGCAGAAAGGGATGCAGCCTCAACTCGTGGCAATAACCCCTATCGTAAATTATGATGGAGAAAGCATTATCCAACTAGGTGAAGGAGAAAATGCAAAACGATATTCCGTGTATCGCACCTATTTTGGCCCCGCTACGGACAGCATCGAACTATACCTTGAGCGAAAGGCAGGAACGGCGGATGGCCCGTAAAATCCCATTGCAAGAACTTGAAATCGCAATTGTCAAGGAACTGTCTGAATATAGCGAGGAAGTAACAGAAGGGATAAAGCGGGAAGTGAAATCCGTTGCAAAAGAAGCGGTGCGCACCCTGAAAAGTACATCTCCGCGTGATACGGGAGAATATGCGCAAGGATGGACATCGAAAGTGGAATATGAGAGCGCGGAAGATATCCGCGTCCGCATCTATAACAGGAAAAAGCCGCAGCTTACTCACCTGCTTGAAAATGGACATGCAAAGGTAAATGGGGGCCGGGTAGATGGAAAGCCACATATTGGCCCGGCAGAACAACAGATAGAGGATAAATTGCAAAATGGTGTAAAGGTGGTGGTGAGAGGTGGAGCTTAAAGAAATAGATGGACTTCTAAAAAGCACTGGCCTGCCTGTGACCTATTATGCTTGGCCGGAAAAAGCTGCCCCGCCACTACCCTATATCTGCTATCTGGTTGCATATTCCAATAACTTTTCGGCAGATGGCAGCGTTTATCTGCCAATCAACCATATCCAGATAGAGCTTTACACAAGGCTCAAAGAACCCATGACGGAGGGCAAGGTGGAACAAGCCTTGTCCTCTTTGTTTTGGGAAAAGACCGAGACCTATATCGACACCGAAGGGTGCTACCAGATTTTATATGAAATTGAGGTGTAACAATGGCTACAACCGAAAACAAAGTACAGTTTAACCTTAAAAACGTGCACTACGCCGTAATGACGGCCAGCGGTGAAACGCCTGCATGGGAAACACCGGTGCCTGTGCCCGGAGCTGTGAACCTTTCGCTTGAGGCACAGGGTGACCTGACACCGTTTTATGCCGACGGTATCGTGTATTACCAGAGCGTTGCAAACAACGGCTATAACGGTGATTTGGAGATGGCGCGCTATATCGACCAGATGCTTCAGGATGTGTGGGGCTTCATTCTAAATGAAACCGACCACACCCTAATTGAGAACGCACAGGCAGAGGCAAAATCCTTTGCTTTGTTGTTCCAGATTGACGGAGACGCAGGGAATGACCTGTACTGCATGTACAACTGCACCGGTACGCGCCCCGGCATCAACAGCACGACCAACACAGAAACCAAAGAGCCGCAGACGCAGACGAGCAATGTTTCGGCGGTGCCGCTTGAAAATGGGTATGTGTATGCCCGTACAACAGCGCAGACGCCGGAGGGCGTGCGTACTGCGTGGTTTACGAAAGTGTATATGCCCACGGCGGAGGCGTGAAAAATGGAACGGATTGTAAAAATTGACGGAAAAGAGGTGGGGTTCAGGGCGTCAGCCCTGACGCCCCGCCTTTACCGGCACAAAATTGGCCGGGATATGGTGCAAGACCTTAACCGGCTGCGCAAAGCATACGGCAAGGCGGTGGAGGCTGCCGGACTGAAAAAGCCGGGCCCCGATGCGGAAAGCGCCGAAGTAGAGGCGTATGAGCAGGCTGTGCGGGATGCGCAAATGGATGTAGTGGACTTAGAGATTTTTGAAAATGCCGCTTACATCATGGCAAAGCAATACGACGCGTCGTTGCCTGCCACCCCGGAAGAATGGTTGGACGGCTTTGGAACGTTTTCTGTGTATGAGGTTCTGCCCGTGATTTTGGAGCTGTGGGGCGCGAACCAGCACACCACGGCCAAGCCTAAAAAAAAATAAGGGCCACCGTGCGAGAAGAAACGGCGGCCACATTTATGCTGCGCTGTGCAGAATTGGGGCTTGACCGCAATGACCTCGACGATATGACAATGGGCATGGTGTACGACATGCTTATCGAACGCGCAAACGACCAAGAGAAATATCCGTACAAGGCGACGCAGGCAGATATAGAGGCATTTTTCGGGAGGAGGTGAGCCTGTGGCCGACAGGATAAAGGGCATTACAGTTGTGATTGGTGGTGACACCACAGGGCTGAGCAAAGCACTGTCTGGCGTCAACAAAGAAATCAACAGCACGCAAAAGCAGTTGAAGGATGTGGAACGGCTGCTAAAGCTTGACCCCACCAACACAAAGCTGCTGGAACAGCGGCAGCGCCTTTTGAGTGATGCTGTACAAGAGACAAAGACAAAGCTTGACACGCTGAAAACCGCAGAAAAGCAGGTGCAGCAGCAGTTTGCAGAAGGCAAGGTGAGCCAGCAGCAGTATGACGCCTTGCAACGGGAAATCGCCGCCACAAGCGCGGACTTAAAACGGCTGGAAGAGCAGGCTAAAAAAAGTAATGCGGTTTTGTCCGGCATATCTGCGGGGGCGGGGAAGGTTTCGGCCGGCGCGTCAAGTATTGCAAAAACATTCGCCCCGGCAACGGCTGCCGTGGGCGGCTTTGCTACTGCGGCTTATGCCACCATCCCGGCCACAGAAGAACTGCGGAGCGATTTATCTAAGCTGGATGCAAACGCGGAAGAAAATGCAGTGAGCGCAGATGCGGCGCGCGAGGCTTGGCGGGCCTTCGCAGTGCAATCCGGCGAAACGGACAGCGCCGTAGAGGCTACCTCCAACCTGCTGCAAGCCGGGTTTACAGAGAGCAATTTGCAAAAGGCTGTTGAGGGCCTTTCCGGCGCGGCACAAAGATTTCCCGACACTCTAAAAATTGAGAGCCTTGCAGACAGCTTGCAGGAAACGCTTGCGACTGGAGCAGCAACAGGCCAATTTGGAGAATTGCTTGACCGCTTGGGTATTGGGGCAGAAAATTTTTCTGCGCAGCTTGCAAACTGCGCCACAGATGCGGAAAAACAAAACCTTGCGCTGCAAACACTGGCAGATGCGGGGCTAAATGATACCTATAACGCTTGGGCAAAAAACAACGAAGAGATGCTGGCAAACGAGGAAGCAAACCTGAAGTTGCAGGAATCTATGGCCTCTTTGGCAGAAACCATTTTACCGCTGGTAACACTAGCAACAGAAAAAATCTCGGAGCTTATCACATGGTTTACAAACCTCGATGAAAGCACACAGACGGCCATACTTACGGCGCTGGCGCTTGTGGCAGCCATTTCGCCTATTGCTGGAATTATATCGGGGATTGGTACGGCTATATCGTTTATCGCTGCAAACCCCATTGTGCTGCTGATTGCGGCGATTGTGGGGCTGGTAGCCCTTATCGTCACCAAAGGACAGGAAATAATCGGCATCTTACAGAGTGTGGATGATTTCCTGCAAGGTGTTTTTGCGGTAGATTGGACAAATATTTTTGGGCCAGTTTTGGGCAATATCCTAAACGCCTTTTTTACTAACATTTCCAATATCTGGAACGGAATAAAGCAAATTTTCGAGGGTGTCATAAACTTTATCCAAGGCGTCTTTACGGGAGATTGGGAACAGGCATGGGAAGGCGTCAAGCAGATATTCAGTGGCGTTTGGGATACATTTGTGGGTATCGTAAAAGCGCCTATAAATGCCATTATTGGGCTTATAAACGGATTGATTGGCGCTATCAACTGGGTTGTCAATAAGATAAACGGCATTTCTTTTACAAATCCTTTCACGGGAACAGTTTACGGCTTCAACATTCCAAATATTCCCACTATACCCTATTTAGCCAAAGGCGGTATTTTGTCACAAGGTTCCGCTATTGTTGGTGAGGCTGGGCCTGAACTGCTGACGATGATGGGTTCTCGCGCTATGGTGCAGCCATTGACAAGCCAGAACAAGACTACAAATCTTGGGGGAATAAATATCACCGTATACGGTGCGCCCGGGCAGAACATGCAGGAACTTGCCGAAATAATTATGGAAGAACAGGAAAGTGCTGTTCGCCAGAGGGAGGCGGTGTTTGGTGCATAAATTTTGGTATTCCGGAAGATGTTGCCGGGATTTTGGGATATACGCAAGCGGTCAGAACACATTTAACGGGCCGGAAAAAGACTATGAAACGCAAGAAATACCCGGAAGAAATGGCGCTTTGCTTATAAGCCAAAACAGATATAAAAATATTACTGTTTCTTACCCTGCCTTTATCCGTTCCAAATTTTGTGTAAATTCTGACGGGGCAAGGGCGTGGCTGCTTGGCACAAAAGGGTATCAAAGGCTGGAAGATGATTACCACCCTGATACTTACCGCCTAGCGCACTTTTCCGGGCCAATAGACTTTGATATGCGGTTCTTAAACCGTTCGGGTGAGGTGGAATTAATTTTTGACTGCAAGCCTCAACGGTTTCTCAAATCTGGAGAATTTCCGATTAAGATACAAAGCGGACAAAGCCTGTATAACGCTTGGCAACCTGCGCTCCCCCTTATCCAAATCACAGGAACAGGGGATGGGCAGCTTGTCGTGGGCAAGAGCACGGTAAATATCACAGGAATGACAGGAAATCTCACGCTGGACAGCGAAGTGCAAAACGCCTATGACGGCACCACAAACAAAAACAACAGTATATCAATATCAGGGGGCTTCCCCATGCTCCAGCACGGGGAAAGCCTGATTTCTTACAGCGGCGGCATTACCGCTGTGAATATAACGCCGAGGTGGTGGATGTTATGATACCTATTCTTTTTCCTGCAGCCGAAACACAGTTTGACACGCAAGGGTTGGGCGCACTTGCAGATGCGATTTCCTGCATCGTAACCGAAGAACGCAACGGCATGTTTGAACTTACAATGCAATATCCCATGAGCGGCATACACTTTGAGGGCATTACAGACAGGTGCATCATCTATGCCATTCCCAGCCCGTACCGCCTGCCGCAGCCCTTCCGCGTTTATCGCATTACAAAACCGATGAATGGCATTGTAACGGTATATGCCCAGCATCTTACCTATGACCTTTCCGGCGTGCCGCTGAATCCGTTTACCGCTGCGAACGCACCTGATGCCATGGCCGGGCTGAAAAGCAATGCGGCAGTGGATAGCCCGTTTACGTTTTGGACGGGCAAGGATACTGTGGCGCAGTTTTCCGTGAGTGTGCCAAGTGCGACGCGCGCCGTGTTGGGTGGGCAAAGCGGCAGCATTTTGGATGTGTACGGCGGCGAATACGAGTGGGATAAATACACCGTCAAGCTGCACGGCCAGCGCGGGCAGGATAATGGTGTAGTTATCCGATACGGCAAAAACCTTACGGACATTGAGCAAGACCGCAATATCTCCAATGTTGCAACCGGCATATATCCCTACTGGAAAGGCTCGGATGATACGCTTGTGACATGTGAGCCAAAGGTGGTGCCTGCGCCCGGAACATATGATTTTACCCGCGTCGTTCCAGTAGATTTTTCGCAGGATTTCGAGGAACAGCCCACGCCGCAGCAGTTACAGGAACGCGCAGAACAGTATGTGCAAACAAACAAAATCGGCGTGCCCACTGTGAGTATTAAGGCCAGCTTTGTGCAACTCGAACAGACAGAGGAATACAAAGACATTGCCCTGCTCGAAAAGTGCGACCTGTGCGACACTGTGACGATACAGTTTGAAGCTTTAGGCGTGGATGCAAAGGCCGAAATCGTAAAAATAGAGACGGATGTTTTACTGGAACGATATAACAGCGTTGAGATTGGAGATGCCCGCACCAATATTGCCGATACCATTGCCGGGCAGCAGCAGGAAATACAAAAGCGTCCTACGGCAAGCGACGTGGAAAGCATTGCGCAGGGCATTACCTCGACCATCCTTGGAGCCAAGGGCGGCGCTGTGAGACTGCTTGACACCAACAACGACGGAGAGCCGGACACGCTCTATATTGCGGACAACCCCGACCCTGCACTCGCAAAAAAAGTGTGGCGCTTTAATTATGAGGGCTGGGGTGCATCCAAGAACGGCTATAATGGCCCGTTTACTGTGGCGGCCACGCTGGAGCAAGGGCTGTATGCCGACTTTATGACGGCGGGCACTCTGAATGCGGCGCTTGTAAAGGTAATAAACCTGATTGCCGACCATCTTGTAAGCAACAACGGTACCTACTCAATGGAGGGATGGGCGGCGTCAATGCTCTGGAAGGATGGGGCCAATTATCGTGCCCGCACTTATGTAACGGACAATTCGGCGGGAAACAGTATAGGCATTTTCCAAGTTTTCAGCGGAGACACAGATGCTTCGGGAAATCTTAAAGATGGTGCCCGATTATCTCAGTTTCAGCCGAGTTATTTCGAGTTAGGCTCAGATGGCAAAGGAAATTATGACGGTTTAGCCCGCGTAGGCACACTATACGGCTCATCGAGGGTGGAAGCGCCTATTGTATCCATGAGCCAATTACAACCCATCGGAAACAATGCATTGCCCGTTGATTGGGTGCGCGCCACTATTAATGGCACCGATTACTGGGTAATAGCATCAAAGGCATAGGAGGCGAACAAATGGAAAATTACCAGATACAGCAAGAAATAAACATAGATTTTGCCACGCCGGATGTACCGCCCCGTGTCTACGCCAAGCAGTATGACAACAACATGCGTATTATCAAGGCCAATCTGTATGCCAACGGGCAGCCCTACACGGCGCAAAGCGGGTTTGATGTCAATGTGCGCATGGCAAAGCCGGATGGAACCTATGTGTATAACCCGGCGCTGGAAATATCCGATACATATGTGCTTATCGTGCTCACGCAACAGATGCTTGCCGTGGCAGGAGAATGCCCGGCAGAAATCGAGGTAGTACAGGGCGGCAATGTACTGTCTACTGCCACGTTTGTGATTTGCGTGGCCGCAGACCCCGTACCAGAGCACGCCATAGAAAGCACAGACGAGTTTAAGACTATACAGGAGCTTGTCACAGAGGTAGAGGCCGCAGCGAAAGTTGTCACAGATAACCTTGACGCTATCAACGCAGTGTCAGAAAACATTGAGGCCATCAAAGACGCCCCGCAGCAGGCACAGGCCGCCGCAAACAGCGCCAAGCTGGCCGAAAGCTGGGCTGTAGGCGGCACGGGGAGCCGAGAGGGCGAGGACACAGACAACGCCAAATACTATGCACAGATTGCCCAGCAGATAGCACAGGGCGGCGTGGGCTGGTATGAGACGCCGGAAGCCTTGAGGGCGGCCCATCCTACCGGACAAGCTGGCAACTGGGCAATCGTCGGCAGCACTGACACTATTTGGGTGTGGGATGTAGACGGAAACGACTGGAAAGATACGCATGGAAACATCAACCTGTCCGATTATTACACCAAGACGGAGGCTGATACGCGGTTTGCAAATGTGTCCGAAAGCGTGCCCACTGTGACGGCCTCAAAAGAGCAAAACTATTTTGACATAGAGCTACCAAGCACAAATCAGTTTGTTATTGTGCCAGATACCACTTTTGCAGAGGGCGACACATTCCGCATTGCGGGCCGCCCTGTGGCCGCTATGCTTCCCAGCGGTGATTCTCTACCCGATGCTTTTTTTGCGGCCAATGCAAAGGTAATGTGCCTGTGGGCAGATACCACCCTGTACTTTGTCGGAGGCGGTGGTGGCGGCACAGTGCCCAGCAATGTGATGCGCTACCGCCTAGACGACAGCACCCCTGCACAGCCGCCTACACCTGTCAATGCAGATACGTTACAGGGGCATGCGGCGGATTACTTTGCAACTGCGGCACAGTTTGCGCAAGTGGCACCGTATAAGGCGGGGGATGTAATAAAAATTGGGAACGGCGTTTTTAATGGATTTATCACTGGAAGCGGTACACTGATGCGCTTTGCGATTCCGATTTGCAAGCCAGTTACAGCGCCTAAAGCGACAATAACAGGCTTCGGTAAGATTAGGCAAAATGGAAAATATCTGCTTGGCACTGGTACTGGAGAATACCCCACTATTGACGCTTTAGTGTCGGATGTAGAAATAAATCCGGGTTTTATTTATGTAGAACTAACACAGGAATCTGGTTTTACTAATGCTGTCAATAACGATACAGCGGCATTTGCGACCACTGATTTAACTATCACTTTCGAGGAGGCGACCTAAATGGCAGACACAATACCCGTGATATGGGGCCAGACATCAGACGGCAAGGATGCATACGTTAAGACCTGCACGAAGGGCGTGTATAACCCAGCGACAGGGAAAACGATAGATAAAGAGCTGGTAACAATGCAGGATTCCCCTGCGGCCATAACCGGGGAAACGCCCATCAAACCAGTGTGTGATGCGTCGGGCAACGTTCTATGCCCGCAAACACGCACAGAAGCCGTGTACGACGCAGAAAGCGGGCAGACGTTGGATAAGGTGATACACCCAACGTATAGCACCGAAGAGCAGTGGACAGGCAAATACTGGATTGATGGAAAGAAAATTTACGAGAAAGTCATATATGGAACCAGTGCTGCAATCAATAATTCCGTAAATTTGCCAATAGGGGTATTCGTTGAAACTTTTGCCGGATGTTATGGCTACGCCAATTTAAGCGGAGCTATATACCCACTTGATGCCGGACAATTCGTATATTCGCTGCGAAATCATTATTCTACTGATATACAGGATTCTATCCGTATTACAACACCAAATAATTCCTCTTTTGTAGCTAAACCATTAACGGTGATTGTAAACTATACAAAAATAACAGAATAAACAGGAGGTACAAATAAATGGCACAGGATGAAATGCTTCTCTTCCGCGGGCGCAACCGCATCCGCTACGGCTATGCCCGCTGGGGTTATACGCGCAGCGGGGGCAGTATATTTCACGCCGGAGCAGACGTGGAGGGGTTGGACGACACCACCATCCGCATGCCCGGCTATGGACTGGGCGCAGAGCGTCATGCCATTTCCGGCACGGTGGTAACGGCGCGGCGGGTAGCGCAGAGCACCGGAAACCCCACTTGGGAATGGGGCTGGTATGTGTGCGTGAAGCTGGACGCGGGCCAGACGCCGGACGCGGTAAATTACTTATATTTCTGCCACAACGCAAAGAATCTTGTAGTGGTGGGCCAACGGGTAAAAACGGGCGACGCGCTGGCTGTGATGGGCAACACTGGCAACGCTGCGCTGGCCAGCCCGCCCTATGCGCACTGCCACTTTGAGGTGCGGGCCACATCCACAGGCAGAGGACTGGACCCCACGCAGTACATGGGCTTTGAAAATGCGGTGGGCACATATGGTGCCGCCGAAGAGGAGGAAAGTGAAATGGAGCAGCCGTTATCACCGGTTAACATCACGATGCAGATAGGCCCTGCCTCCAGCGGCGACAGGCAGAATTTGAAAAAGCAGGCGCAGAGCCTAGGCTTAGGTTACAGCGAGGGGGCCGTAGATGGCAGCGGCAACGCGCTTGTATACATAGGCCCGGCATCTGCTGGCGACCAGCGTATCGTGCTGACAAAGGCCGCAGAACTGGGGCTGGACTATGGCATTTATACGCCGCCCGCAGAGACGCCGGAGGAACCGGACAAGCCCGCGGAGGATGATGTGGAGGCTCTACGCGCGGAACTGGAGGCCGCACAGGCCGAGGCACAGGCGCTGCGCAACAGCCTTGCCAATATGACGGCAGAGCGCGATGCAGCGGTGCAGCGCGTGGAACAGGCGGAGGCAAAAATCAAGGCCGCGCAGGCGGCGCTGGAGGGAAGTGTAATTGGATGATTTAGCAGAGCATATCACGCGCGTAGAAGAACGTGCCAAGTCTAATACACATCGTTTAGACAAATTGGAGAAGCTTGCAGACGAAATACATGGATTAGGGATAAATATTGCCTCAATGTGCGAGCAGCTACGGCAGCAGGGAGAATCTCTGAAAAAGCAAGATGCGCGGCTTGAAAGGTTAGAGGCAAGACCCGGCAAACGCTGGGAATCTGTTGCAAACAAAGTGGTTTCCGCAGGCGTCGGTGCACTGCTGGCTTATGCCGTAATTGCCCTTAATTTACCCACACCACTATAAAGGAGGATACATAACATGAGTGACAAAGCAAAATGCTGGATTAAATGCGCGGCAATTCGCGCAATCCGTACAGTAGCGCAGACGGCGGTTGCTACCATCGGTACAGCCGCCGCGCTGGGTGATGTCAACTGGATGATGGTGCTCAGTGCATCGGCGCTTGCAGGTGTACTGTCTCTGCTCACCAGTGTGGCAAGTTTGCCGGAAGCTAAGACGGCAACGAGTAAGTAAGAGCAGCCCCCGGAGATACTTTTTTCGGGGGCTTCTTTGTAAGAAAAAACTTAGACTAGACTTAGACCGAGGCGGAATTTTCGCTTGGTTATGCGATTTTTTATCGAGTTCAAGTCTCGTCCCTCGCACCATCTGAAAAACCGCATTGTATAGCCGAAAATGGCTTTACAGTGCGGTTTTTTTGTGTTTTGGGTTCTGACTGATTTGTACTCATTTTGACAATGAAAGACAAAAAAACTTAGACTAAACTTAGACCAAATTGGCTTTAGAGTTCTCTAAAAAATTGTCCATAAGTACAGCGGCCTTTTGAATCATAGATGGCTTGAGCGACATATATACTTCGTGCACCATTTTTGCATTGGCGTGCCCTATTATTTGAATTGCAATTTCTTCCGGCACATTTGCTTCACAGAGCATGCACACATATTCATGCCGAAATTGGTGCGCACAAACATTAGCTTTCCAATCGGTTCGATGATATGTGTATTGTTTTCCGTTTTTGATGCGTTTATATGTGCGCTGGATTGGAGTAGCATGCCCTTTTTCTCGCCACCACGCAGCCCAATGCCGCGTATACCATGACCGTGTAACAGGCTTTGAGCCAAGCCCGATGATATAAGTTTCAGGCGGTAGATGCCAATATGCTTCAAGGGCATTTTCAAGCATTTTCAGCAAGGGGATTTGTCTTATTCCGGCCTCGGTTTTAGTTTGAGTCATAAAGGGCTGATTGTTTACCCATTCTACAGCATGTGAGACATGGATGATTCGGTTTCCTCTGTCGATACTTTTCAACTGAATAGCGCACCCTTCGCCGCACCGGCCACCAGTACACAAATAAACGATGGGAATAAGGTCATCTGGTGAGGGGGAGAGGGCCGCATTTTTTACCGCGTCTATTTGCGCTTCATTGGGTGGGATACGCGTGCTTCTGCGCAAATTTCGGGGGATTTGCGTCATGGCCGCGGGATTATACTCACCATGCCATTCGGGAGAATCAATATATAGCTGATAGATAGCATTGATAACTGTCTTCTGGTTTGATGTTGTTGTTTTTGCGAGCCCTAGCTCGCGCAGGAAAGCCTTTATTTCCCAAGGTTGAATATCTTTCATTCTGCGGCCTTGAAAGCTTTTTATGGCCCTTTCTATGGCTGGTAGATAAGCACGCTTGGTTCCGTTTTTCATCTGTTCAACCTGAGCTTTGTATTTTTCGGCTACAATTTCAAACAGGGGGCCGCGTTCTTTTTCCTCCAGTTTTTGCTGACTTAGCATATTTGATTCGTCCTGCTGTTGCAAGAAATTTGCGTATTTTTCCCAAACAAGTACAGGGTCTTTGCTGGAGAAGCTTTTTTGCTTCCCAGCATTAGTTTTAATAAGCTCATAGGTGCCATTCTTTTTCAACTGTAAACCTTGTTCGGGCTTTTTAGGATTTTCACATACCTGCTTTGCGAGAAATGACATTTTAGACATAAAAACACCTCCAGGGGTACACTTGCCAAAGCCTGCCCGGAGGTGGTATAATCCATTTGTCGGGATGGATTGCCCACTACGGGTAAGCTGTTCTATTGAGCCGCTGGTGTTGGTAGCACTGGCGGTTTATTTTTTATCGCGGTTAATCGAGGGGAACAACGCTAATGTCACATCCCAGCGCGTTTAGAATAGGGCGCAGCGTATCAAGCTGCGGACTACTTTCCCCGCGTTCCAGCCGGGCGATTGCAGGTTGTTTCATTTTTGCCCGGCGCGCAAGCTCCGCCTGAGAAATGCCCAATGTAATACGGCGTTGCACGATTTGCTCTATTACTTTATCCATTTTTTATTTCAACCCATGCTCCCCACGAGGGGAACGGCCTTTTCAGATTTTGATGCTGTTGTCGTATAGTTCGTGAGGCGCGATATCCTGCCCATCCGGCCATACCACAGTTTCCCCGGCAGGCTTTACAAGCGAGAAAAATTTATCGTCTGCTAACTGCCCATACCATGAGCCGCATATATATGGGGCAACGTCAAACAGCTTTGTTTCGCCGGTGGAGAACTGAATACGCAGTTTCTTTCCATCCAGAGGCGAAACACTTAAAACCTTCGGCACCATACGCATACTTCCTTTCTGTAAATTTTTCGCCCCCGCTGTTCGGGGGCGGCTTTGTTTATTTAAGCGGTTCTATCTTTGCGGGTTTCTCGCCATTGCTAAGCAGCGTCCAGTTTGCGATAAGTTCATCGTGGTGTATTTCCATCCACGCATCCAGCAGTTTACGCTTGTTACGGGGAATGCTGCCTTCCAAATCTTGCCCGTCCAGCGAAACAGCCAGCCGATAGTCTCCATACTGTACATGGATGTGAGGCAGATTGTGCTTCCCATCTGTTTCTTTGTACATCCAGATGATAAGCCCGTAAAACGTTGACAATGAGGGCATCTGATTCAACTCCTTTCATCGTCTATATTATAACATATTCGTTATAATTCGTCAATAACAAATTTGTTATAAAATTATGCTTTGCACTTTTTATTTAATGACATCTTGCGCAAGCGGTATATCCTCTTGCTTGTGCATCTGACAAGCTGATTTGCACAGGATTTTTCATGCTGCTGCATCCAGATTTACTATGATATTTAGTTCCATCTCCGCTTCCAGCAATCCACACCATATTTGTTTGAGGCTCGGTTGCAGGAGACGGCGTGGGCTCAATAGTTGGTGCGGGAGTAACGGGCACTATGACCGTATCACTCGAACTGATGCTTTCAGAAGCAACTGCACTTGATGAAACCGCAGTCGAGGCTGAAGGAGAAGAAATTGTGGAGGAAGAAGAAATGGAAGCTATAGAATATGAACTGCTTGCATTTGTAGGAAGTGTGTTGCCTGTAGTATCTGGAATCAAAGATGCACCTACGATTGCACAGAATAAAATAACCAGAACTTGTGCTACCTTGAACTTTTTGTCATTTCGCGCAAATTGAGCGATTGGCCCCTTTGGCAAAACTAAAATTGCAGCCATAAACATAAATGGCGCTGCCCATGATTTGATAAATACAAGGGCGCTCAGAATGAAAAATCCAAACAATACCCATCCCCAAGGAAACGGCTTTTTTGGTGGACGCGCTTGAGGATAAGATGTATTAGAAATCATTTTTTCATTCCTTTTGCTTCCTCCACCATATTCTTTTACATAAGACAACCCCGTTCCCGGAACAGAAGCAGTTGTGCGATAACCGCCTTTAGCCTTTTTGGTTACACGAAATCCTTTTCCACCAACACTATAGCCCACACCAGATTTGCTAAGATTTACCCGCAAGGGGCCTAAATTGACACTTTTACGAAAACGGAATCCCATTATGATTCACCCCATTTATTTTTTCCAGCCCTCATTATGTATTCCGCATGCACTGCATGTACCGGTTGAGGTGTCAACAGCTTTATGCACATCTGCATTTGACTGCAATTCCTCCTGCGTCAAGTAGTAGTCCTGAGTTTGCGTATCTCCGCAACTGCATTTGACTTTTTCTTTTCCCGCGGAAGTACATGTGGCGGCCTGCACGATGGAATCTCTTGTATAACTATGTACATGCGCGCTTACAGTGATAGTCTGCCTTGCAACATACTGTCCATTGACAACAGCTTGGATAGTTGCATTACCCGCAAATTTGCCTGTAATAATTCCGTCTGAGTCAATAGCAGCAATATCGGGGTTTAGAGATGTCCAAACTATGGTTTCGGGTTCCACTGTGTATTTCAATTTAGCCTGTACGGTTCCATTGACTTCTACAGGCCCTACCGGCTCGATTTCAAAGTATTTTGGCACATCAGTTGGCTTTGGAGTGAGAGTAGGTGTAGGTGTAGGTGTTAGCGTAGGCGTTGGCGTTGGCATAAGGGTGGGAGAAGGGGTAATGCTTGGCGCAGACGCGCTATCCCCCTTGTCTCCTTTAGGGCCTTGTGGGCCTGTATCACCTTTGTCGCCCTTTTCTCCTTTTTCACCTTTAGGGCCCCGTTCGCCCTGTGGGCCTTCTTCGCCTTTTAGATCTTCCAGAGCAATCAGCCGATGCCATTCTGCCCCATCCGGGCTATACTCTATCCATCCATCAGATACGCGCATCTCCATTTCAGGTGCCGGAGAACTTTGCACAGTGGTTTTGGGCTCGGCATCTCCACTAGAGGGCGCACTGGATGGCTCTTGACTACAAGCACTTAGTAGCATGAGAGTTGCTAAAGCAATGACAATCTTTTTCATTTCATTCTCCTACATCCGTTGATATTCTTTATAGTACAGTTTTGCGACGTATTCAGTTACACCCATGCGGTGGGCAAGGTCTGTATAGGTTTCGCCCTCAAATATGTATTCGGATGGTTCCGGGCAAAGCAGGCAGGCGGCAAACAATTCGGCTTCTCGCTCATAGCAGTCTGTTTTCATGTGTGTGCATCTGTCTAAAAACACACGGTTCAAACCGCGATGGAAAAGGTGATGAGCCAATTCATGCGCCATTACAAACCGCTGCTCGTGTTCATTCAGGTTGGAATCAATAAAAACCATTGGGATGCAGTGAATCGCTTTATATATCCCTCTTATCCCCACCATGGGAAGAAAAAAGATTTTCACGCCTTGTGAGGAAAGAATTTCCTCTGGATTGTTCGTCACGTTCTCGCCAATGATGGCGCGGACGGTTTCGAACATGTTCATGTCCGCACCTCTTTTCGATTCCGTTTATTTTCCTTTGTTTATTTTTTTTGCATAAGTTAGGCCAAGCTGCATTGCTTGCCGCAAGCTTTCCATAGCTTCCGGTGTGGCAGGCTCGCCGTCAAACATCAAATCTCCACTATTTTGCATCTCTTGCATAAGCTGTTCCAGTTCAACCGCAATATCTTTTTTATCTTGTTCTGTAAGCCCGTCACTGTCTGTGGCGGGCGTTTTTTGTTTCTCGTTGCCGAGTAAATAGTCTGTACTGACGTTAAAATACGACGCAATTTTCTGCATATTTTTTGCAGATAATTGTTGTGTTTTCCCAGTTGCAAGATTGCCTACGCTGCTGCGTGGCACATTAGCAGCACGACACATGTCTGTTATTGTGATTCCTCTCGAACTGCACAGTTCTTTCAATATTTCATACATATTGTACATGGCAAGGGCCTCCTAATTGTGCTAAGTGACAAATTACTGAAATCAAGAATAAACCCCTTGCAATTTTACCGAAAACGGTTATAATGAAAGCATGAGGTTTCCGAAAATAGTAACCGAATTATGATAGCAAGATAATTCTATTACAATTTTCAGTAACTGTCAATAAAGAAAGGAGGTGTTTTTTCTTCAATGGCAAAACTTTGTACATTTGGTAAGGAAATCAAAAAGAAACTTGTAGACATCGACAAAAATCAAGAATGGCTCATTGCGCAAGTAAAGAAGGACACCGGATTGTATTTTGACAGTGGCTATCTATATAAAATAATTGTCGGCAATATTGCTACTCCCAAAATTATAGATAGCATCAGGAAAATTTTGGATTTACCTTATGATACACCAAATCAAGTCCGATAAATTGTACTTGATGTGAGAGCGGGGCAAAAAACAAGCCGCCCGAAGGCGGCGGGGAGGTGAAAAAGTGGAGTGGCTATTTTGGGCCAAGTGGTTTTTGGTGATTTGTGCTGCTGAGCTCTTTATTCAAATCGTTAAGGATGCTTTGAATTTTATCAAGCGCAAAAATAGCTTGAATAAAGAGAAGTGTTGTTCCGACAAAACATCCAATGGAAATGATGTTAAGCATGCTGCGGACGGAACTGGAAATGATGGAAATTCCAGATAAAGAAAGTAACAAGCAGCCAATACCTGTTATCAATTCGATGAAATAAAAAATAATAATTTTTTTGAACTCGCTTATCTCTTTGTATTTTTTATACGAAAGCTGTGTGATTCCAATGAGAGCGGCAGAAAGTATAGTGGCAGTAATTTGAGACGCAATATCTTGTAATTGCATATGAAAACACCCACTTTTGTAAATCTGGAAACGACAACATTAAAATCAAGGCCCCGCCGGTGCTGGAACACCGACGAGGCAGCGGAACCTGATTGACGTAACCAAACAGGCCGCAAGGACAGTATAACACGCCCTTGCCGGTCTTGGCAAGGGAGGTTTTTATACGAAAGAAAACAGGGCTGCTCTGTATATCCTTACGGGGATATTGGTAGCCGCAGGGCTTTACATTTTGAAATGGATTTGAAAGGAGGGGCCAAGATGCCGCGGGAAAAAGATACATATGCTGATTTTTTGGAGGATGTCAGGCGACGGGCGAAAGAATTATACCCGGACAAGCTGATTTACACTCAGCAAGAGGCGGCTGAAATTATAGGATGCAACCCCAGGACACTGAGCCGAAGAGGGCTGCATAGCGAGATTACCAGCGCGCAGCTTGCCCGGCTGTTCGCATGAGAGAGTGAAAAACATGAAACAGTTTTTGAAGGATTTTTGCCTTGTGGCGGCGATTGTACTTATGATTACGGCGCTGGGCGGCGTAATAGACGGATGCCCGGCCGGATGGGTAGCGGCGCTGCTGGTATTTGCGGGGCTGGGAGGCATTGTGTGGATGATATGGCGAAGCGAAATGAAGTAGTGGAGTGCCGGGGGTGTGAATACTGGCGGACAATGGGAAACAGCAGCAAGTGCATGCACGCCTGCCATTATTGCCTTGAGACGGGAAACCCACGGGGAATGCCTGCGGCAGAGTGCTACAAGCACGAGGGCACGCCCTACAAGCCAAAGAAAAGAGGTGTAAAACGTGACAAAGGAGCATGAGCAGATGCTGAACATGGTGCGCAGTGCAATGGAAATAGCAGAGAGCCGGGCCAGCTATGCCGCGAGTGTGCGCCTGCTGTTTGACGCCACGGTGGACGTGATGCAGATGGAGATAAACGGCAAGGTGCACACGCTGCGGGCCGGGGAAGAAAAGGCATTGCGCATGGCGCAGCGGGAAATAGGCCGTGCGCGTGAGGACGTGGAGGAAGAAGCGGAGGTGATGAAAGATGAAACAGAAAGATAGGGTACGCATTGTGCGCGAGGCTGGGTATAAAGGATATGACAAGAGCCTGGACAGTAAATGCGCAAACCCGCAGAAATACGGCGTGCGCAGACTGGACGAGGCGCAAGCAGCCATAGAGGCGGTTGCAACCGCGCCAGATGGCGTTTTGACAAAGGCGCAGGGGAAACGGACGGGTGACAGGCACAAGCCCTGTGCACGCATTTCTCACCGCCTGCCGGTGGAGCGCCGGGAACAGATACGGGCGGCGGTAATCACATGTGGATATGGCACGGTGCAGCACTGGCTTGAAACGTGTGTATACCGCCTGCTGACAGAGGCGGCAAAAAGAAAAAGCCCTGCTGGAGCCGGAACCTCCAACAAGGGCAGCATGAAAAATCACACTATCTAAAGGATAGCACCCAAGGGAGGAAAAGTCAATGACACTGCATGAAGCCGTAGCCCGAAACATGCGCAGCCATTGGGATTATGCGCCGGAGCCGGAAGCGGTGATGCGCTGCCCTGAATGCGGACATGCAATATATCAGGGCGACGAAGTGTACTACGGGCACGGCACAGACCACATTATCGGGTGCGAGCATTGCACAGACAGGAGAATTGCTTGATGGAAGGAAAAAACTATTTTCAGGTATTAAACGATGTTAACGTGGGAGATAAGGCCGAGAAGAAAAACGGGCTTACATATCTTTCTTGGGCATGGGCTTGGGCGGAAATAAAGAAAAGATTTCCCGATGCCTTTTACACCATCTATGAAAATGCAGAAGGGTGGAATTACCACACAGATGGGCGCACCTGCTGGGTGAAAACCGGAGTCACAGTGAACGGCATTGAACATATAGAAGATTTGCCTGTGATGGATAACCGAAACAAAAGTATTCCGATAGATAATGTGACAAGCACGGATGTGAACAAGGCAATTCAGCGGAGCCTGACAAAAGCATGCGCCCGGCACGGGCTGGGCCTATATATCTATGCAGGCGAGGATTTGCCGGAGGCCGAAAAGGAGCCGGAAAAGCCTGTGATTTGCACGGTGTGCGGTGCACAGATAGCGGCTGGTAAAAACGGATGGAAGCCGGAGCAGATTGCGGAGTATTCGATGCGGAGGTTTAACAAGGTGATGTGTCCGGCCTGCCAAAAAGCTGCCATGAAAGAGGAATCTGACGGCGGCGCACTGACATTCGGGGCGAACTGATATGCAGGAATGGTGCTTTAAGGTAGACGGCTTTATGAGCCTTCTGCCGCGTATTCTGGCGGCGGTGAATGGGCTGGACAAGGGAAAGCAGTATGTGCTTACCATCAAGCAAAAGACAAAGCGCCGGAGCCTGGACGCGAACGCCTATTGCTGGGTGCTGCTGGACAAGCTGGCGGTGGAGCTCTCGAAAAATGGGCCTGCGAAATCGCCGGAGGAGATTTACCGCGAAACAATACCGCTTGTGGGCGGGAACAGCAAGATAGTGCCTGTGCGTGAGGATGCAATAGAGGCATGGAAAGAGATATGGAGCGCCGGGCGCACAGGCTGGATATGCGAGGATATGGGGCCGTGCGCAAACATTCCGGGGTATCACAATATCCGGTGCTTTTATGGTTCCAGCGTATATGACACAAAGCAGATGGCGCGGCTGATAGACCTTATTGTACAGGAGTGCAGGCAGCTTGACATTGAGACGGCGACACCGCAGGAGATAGAGAGGATGATGCAGGAATGGCGGTGAATGAATACGGCGCAGAGCTTGACCGCAACGGATATGCGCCCAGCATTGTGCAGGAGGACGCGGATGAATACTGCGCTGTCTGCTATGCCAACGGAAGCAGAGACCCACTGAACCGGCATGAGATATTCGGCGGGGCATACCGTAAAAAATCAAAGCGTCTGGGGCTTTGGGTGAGCCTGTGCCATGACAGATGCCACCAACATGGGCCTAACAGCGTACACCAGTCTGCCGAGGCAAACAGGGCCTTAAAGGTGCGCGGGCAGAGGGCGGCCATGGAAAGATACGGGTGGAGCAAAGAGGATTTCATCCGGGAGTTTGGAAAAAGCTATTTGGAGGATTGACATGCTTAATGTAATCGCCATTATGGGCAGACTGACTGCGGAGCCGGAGCTCCGCCACACGCCAAACGGGATTTCCACCTGCACATTCCGCATTGCAGTGGAACGCAGCTTTGCACGCGCCGGAGAAGAGCGCAAGGCGGACTTTATCGACATCGTAACATGGCGTAAAACGGCGGAGTTTGTGTGCAAATACTTTGGCAAGGGCAGCCTGATTGCCGTAAACGGCAGCTTGCAGACGCGCAATTATGAAGATAAAAACGGCAACAAGCGCACGGCCTATGAAGTAGTGGCAGACAATGTACACAAGGTGAATTGGAACGAAGTTCCAAGAGAAGGCCCCCTGGGGGGCTTTGCAGGGGAAAAGACTTCCGGCGGCGAGGGGAAAGCGTCGTTTACACCGGCAGCGGGAAATGTAGACATTAAAGACGGGCCGGATGATTTCACGGTGATTGACAGCGACGAAGATTTACCTTTCTGAAAGCGGGGTGTGATAGATGGAAGGGTTTATCCTTCTGCACCGCAGGCTTTTAGGATGGGAGTGGTACGGGGACGGAAACACCATGCGGGTGTTTATCCATTTACTTTTGAAGGCCAATTTTGAACCGAGGAAATGGCGTGGCGTAACAGTGGGTCGCGGGCAGTGTGCGACAAGCCTTACAGAAATTGCCGGTGAACTGGGGTTGAGTGAGCGAAATGTGCGAACTGCAATAAAACACTTAAAATCGACAGGCGAAGTGACACACGAGCGACACCCTGATTTTGGCCTGTACACAATAAAAAACTATGATGCTTATCAAGTAAATGACACTCGAAGTGACAGGCGGGTGACACCCGACCGACACACAGAAGAACAATTAGAACAAGCTAAAAACTTAAAGAAAGAAACTCCCCCTAAAGGGGGAGTAAAGAAAGAAAGCGCGTCAAAGGCGAAATACGGCGAATTTGAGAACGTGCTGCTCGACGGGCAAGAGCATGGGAAGCTGGTGGACAGCTTGGGCGACATTGGCGCAGCGGAATACATAGAGCGCCTGTCTGCCTATCTTGCACAAACCGGGAAACGTTATCCAAACCACTATGCCACCCTGCTGAACTGGTGGAGAAGGGATGGGCAGCCTGTGAAGCGGACGCCTGCGCCGCACAGGATGAAGCCGGACGCCGGGCGAGAGATAACGCCTGATATGACGGCAAGGGAGATATTCTGATGCAGAGCACGGAAATGAGCGTGATAGGCAGCATCCTGATAGAGCCTGCGTTTTTGAGAATTGCCCGCGGGATGCTGTCGCCCCGGATGTTTGAGGACGAAAGGCTGGCAAGAGTTTTTTCTTGCTCGCTGAAGCTGGCAAAGGCAAATTTACCCGTAGACGCTGTGACCGTAACGGACAAGCTGGGCGCTGAATATGGGCCGCTGATTGTGGAGTGCGCACAGATGGTGCCGACGGTGAGTGAAGGGAACTTTGCCGTATATGCAGGGGCAGTGCTGGATGCATGGCGTGAGCGGGAGATACGGGCTGCGGCGCTGGAGATAGCCACGGGCGGCCAGACGGCGGACGAAATGACGGCAAGGCTGGCGGAGCTTTTGAAGCGGCAGTATGGCATCACCAGCAAGGTGCGGCGCGGAACGGAACGCACGTTTCTGGAGGCTGTGGGGGAAACATACAAAAGCCTGTTTGCGCCGGACACAAGCCTGAAAATAGAGCGCGGGGCGTTTGGCATATTGTGCGATGTGCTGGGCGGCTTGCAGCGTGGCGGTGTGTATGTGATAGCAGCGAGGCCGGGCGATGGAAAAACAGACGTGGCCTTGCAGCTTGCGGTGACACTGGCGAAGGATTACCGCGTGGACTACCGCAGCCTGGAAATGAGCACAGAGCAGTTGACGCACCGCATTTTGTCCAGAGCGTGCATTATCAACAGCACGAGGTTCCGCGACCACCAGATAAATGAGAACGAGCAAAAACGCATCGGGATGGTGGTAGACGCCATGAAGGGGCTGCACCTTGTGATGGACGACACAGGAAGCATTTCAGCGGAGGACGTGGAAGCGAAGCTGGCGGCCTCGAAGCCGGACGTGATGTTTATTGACTACTTGGGGCTGATGAGGGGCGACACGAGCGGCAAGAAGCCCTTGTGGCAGGTGACGGGCGAGACGATGCATGCGCTGAAAGCCTCGGCAAAGCGGCACAATGTGGTGATTGTGGCGCTGGTGCAGCTTAATAGGGCGGTAGACAAGCAAAGGGCGCCGACACTATCCGACCTGCGGGGCAGCGGCGACATTGAAGCGGATGCAGACGCTGTTTTGTTCATGAGGCCGGAAAAGAGCGAGGATTTTTTGAGCGGCGACGATTACTGGCCTGTACAGATGCTTTTGGCAAAGAACAGACATGGCGGTGTAGGGTGTGTGGAATATCACTGGCAGCCGCAGTATCACCGATATTTGCCGCTTGCGAAAGGAGAGGAAGCATGAAAATTGTACTGAAGGGCGTGCCGCCGAGCATGAATCAATTTGCAGGAAGAAAAAACACATGGAAATACCGGGGTGCAAAAAAGCAGTGGAGCGATGCCGTATACATGGCCTGCATGGCGCAGAGGCCGTATGAGACGCTGGAAAAGGCCATGGTGCGCATAGACTACTATTTTCCCGACAGGCGCAGGCATGATGCAGATAACTACGCGGGAAAGTTCCTGCATGACGGGCTGACACGCGCGAAGGTGATACAGGATGATGATTTTGCGCACTTATGTACTGCGGTGCACGGGCATGTGGACAGTGATAACCCGCGCACAGAAATTACGGTTGTGAGGATGATGCAGGAATGAGTGTGCAGGAGATAGCAGTGCGTGAATATCTGCAAGGAAATGCACTTGGCAAGGTGGCGCAAAAGTACGCTGTGAGCATGGAAGCTGTGCTGGAAGCCGCAGCCAAAATTCCACGGCAGAAGGTGCATGCGAAAATGCCCCGGAAAGGTGGCGCGAATGTAATAACGCAGACCAACATCTGCATGGAATGCGCCAAAGCCTGCGGCGGGTGTAGCTGGACGGCAGTAGCGGCAGACGGCAAAACACTGCTGTGGAAGCCAGTAGACGGCTGGACGGCAACGCCTGTCAAAATCAATGTGAGGGCCGAAGGCGGCAAAGTGCGGGAAATCGAATCGTACCACATCACAGCGTGCCCGGAGTTCGAGAGAGGATGAAGATGGAAACCAAAAAGCTGATACATAAAATCATCACTGCGCGGGCCCCGAAAGGACGGCCCAAGCGGCAGAAATGCCCCGGCTGCATATGGGGCAATAAGGTGTCTGGCGTATGCACGCAGCCTCGGTGTATTAAGGGATTGGAGAACAAGTCATGGGAATAAAGTGTAAACTGTATCATGATAATTTTCAGAATTTCAAGCGGTACAATATTCCGAAAGCACAACTGATTATTGCAGATATTCCGTACAACATAGGAAAAAACTTTTATGGCTCAAATCCGATGTGGTATGTAGGCGGGAACAATAAGAATGGAGAAAGCAAACTTGCAGGGAAAGCAGCTTTTAATACAGATGTCAATTTTAACATTGCGGAATATTTCCATTTCTGCAATAGGCTGCTAAAGAAAGAGCCGAAAAAAAGTAATGGAAGGGGAAAATCTTCGGATGCCCCCTGTATGATTGTATTCTGTGCGTTTGAGCAAATAGAAGTGGTGCGACGGTATGCGGAAAAACACGGGTTTGCACACTGCATCCCGCTGGTGTTCTGCAAAAATTACAGCCCGCAGGTATTAAAGGCAAACATGCGGATTTGTGGCGCGACCGAGTATGCGCTTGTATTGTACAGGGACAGGCTGCCGAAATTCCGTAACGGAGAGAAAATGGTATTCAACTGGTTCCCGTGGCAAAGGGATAGTGCGCGTGAATATCCGAAAATCCATCCGGCACAAAAGCCGGTTGGTGTTCTGAAAAGATTGATTGAGCTATTTACTGATCCTGGGGATGTAATAATTGACCCGTGCGCAGGAAGTGGGGCAACGCTACGAGCAGCAGCTGAGTTAGGGAGAAATTCGTATGGATTCGAAATGGACAGGAATTTCTATGAAAAGGCACTAAACGAAATGATACCCGAAGAGATTTTGCAAGTATTACATCCTTACACACTATATGACATAGCAGAGAATAATGAGTAACTTGAAGCGCATTACCATGTTTGACCGGCCATACCCGACAGATAAACAGGCGGAAGCAATTACTATCAATCTAGCCATTGTAGAGGGCCATTGTGACAAGTGCGGTTTTCTATCTCAGTGCTCTACGCAGAGCGACTTGAAGCTCCCGCCTTTTTCGTGGTGCATGGCAAAAAAATCAGAGATTTTGAGGGATTTAAGACATCCGCCGGAGAAAAAGGAGGGCAAATGAAAGGCTGCAAGAATTGCCCGGCTTACGCAAAGTGCACGATAACGTATCGAGGCTCAGCCTGTGCTGCCCTGCGTGGTACATACGGCATTGACAACGACCCGGAGATTATCACCAACGCCGACCGCATTCGGGCCATGAGCGATGAGGAGCTGGCGGAGTTTTTGATTCTGTCCCCAGAAATGGAGTTTGATGTTTGCCGGTTTTGCACATATGGGAATACAAGCGGTGACGATAGAGGTATATGTTTGACAGATGATGGAATTTGTCGTGCGGAGGCAAACTGCGCAGCGTTCAAAAAATGGCTCCAGCAGCCAGCAAAGGAGGACATCTAATGGGCAAACAAAGACATAATCCATTCAGCGATACCGGAAAACCGCTCAATAAACAGACCGATAATTGCGCCCAGAAAAACAAGAAGTACTTGAAATATATGCTCCTTTTTCTTGGCGGAATCGTTCTTGGCATCTTGCTTGGCGCGATACTCGAACTCCGCTAAAGCATCTTCACCGCGAGGCGTGATAATCCACGCAGTAGGATTCAAGAAAAATTCTCCGGGTCTATTTTTTAAATCGTGGCGTGCCACCCGAATATAACCGCAGTCTTTAAGATATTTTATTTGGTCTGTAATTTTTGGCCCTGTTTCTTTTTCTATGCGGTATTCAAGCAAGGCGCGGTAATTTTTTTCGGATAGCACAAATATCACCTCACGCCGATTATACCACAAGGAGGAACTTATGGACATTGAGAAGCTGATTGATGGGTTAAAAAACAGTAAGGGGCCAGACAACTGCCATGATTGTGCCCTTGGATATTGGGCACTTATGGGAGCGACCGCCCTCTCCACGCTCCAAACTGAAAATGAGAGGCTGCGGAATGAATTACAAAAATCAGAGCATGACAACGTGAATCTGACTGGAGAGATGGCAAAAGTGGCCGCTGAGCTGGAGCAGGTGAAACGGGAGAGGGATGCGGCAATCAAAACAATTTTTCAATGGACGGGTTGCCCGGAATGCAAGTGGTGGAACAGCGTCGACGAGTGGTGTGAAAAGCACGATAGAGAAGCCGATGGTTGTGGTGGATGTGATTCACCAGAGTGGCGCGGCCTGGAGGAGGATTGACATGGAACGGTTGACAAACAAAAATCTCCGAAAGGCATGTAATGACCCTTGGGATTATTGTGGGCTCGATAACGTGTGTAAAAGAAATTGTTTCAAGCCGTCACCCTGCAAAATTCCTGAAATCGTTGACCGTCTTGCTGCCTATGAGGACACGGGGCTGGAGCCGGAGGAAGTGCGCCGCTGTCTGGAGTTTGAGGACATCTGCCTGGATGAGTACATCAAATATGAGAGACTGCATGAACTGGCTCAGGCGGACAGGGAGGGACTGTGTGGTATCCCACCTGTGAAGCTGCACCAAAGGATTTTTCGAGTATTTAACGGGGAAATTTACGAAGAAATAGTCTGTGACGCAATATGGAGGCCGCTTATGCCCCGACCAAGATGGAAGGTTTTCGTTATGGGCTGCGGCTTGGGCTATTATTGGGATGATGTATTTGGCAAAACCGTCTTTTTGACCTGCGAAGAGGCCGAGACCGCACTGGAAGGGATAAAGAATGGCTGAATACATCAAAAAATCTGACGTGCTGGCATATCCCATCCGGCGCCAAAGCTATGATAAAGCTAACGGCAACGCGCATTTTATCAGCGGCGTGGAATCCGTTATGGAATTTGTGGAAGGGTTGCCTGCCGCCGACGTTGCGAAAGTGAGGCATGGCTATTGGATAGACCATCACAGCGGAGGGGGTTTCTGTTCTGCCTGTAAGAGATGGGTACCGTATAGCCACCACCCGAAATATTGTGAGACGTGCGGCGCTCGCATGGACAAGGAGGCCGAGCATGAGGCTGATTGATTTAGAGGCATTGAAAAAGAAAATGTGCGAGTTATGCAATCAGGACTATTCAGATGAACCGTGTGAGCCGAGCGATTGCGTATTTTACAATGCTATTGAGAACATCCCCTCCATCGACCCTGTTCACGCGGCAGGCGCGTGCTACTGCTGCGAGTGCCAAGAGTTTGACGCAGACGGCGGCTTCGGTTACTGCAACCACTGGCAGCGGTGGGTAGCATCTGGTGATTTTTGCAGCAAGGGCAAGAGAACCGATAAAAAAAGAACTTGAAAGGAGAACATAAATGACCGTACTGGGTTGGATTGTTTTTGCATTTATTGGCGCAGTTTTGCTTTTGTTCGCCGTAGTAGCTGCATTTTCTTTGGAAAGTACAGCCGCGAGAATTATTGTTCCAATCGTTTTAGGTTTGGCAACGTTAGGTGTTTTTGCCGGGATGCTTTGGTATTTTAGCAATACCGCAAGTGGACAGCGAGCAATGGTAGACCAGCAGAGTGATTTCAGAAATGGTATGAACCGTATCGTCAAAGTCTATACCGCCAACGGAGATATCATCGCAGAATATGAGGGATTTATTGACATAGAGGACAACGATGGGGGATATGTACTTTTCGATTTTAACGGAAAGCGGTATACATACTACAATTGTTTCGTGGAAAGTATTGCAGAAATCGAAAAATGATAAAGTCAATCAAAAGGAGGCCAACCATGAAATTTCGAAACCCTGAAACGGGGGAAGTATTTCATAATTTACAACAAGCCTCAAAGGCATTTTGCTCGACTTATGATAGCTTTTGTCAGGGATGCCCAATTGATAAAGTGAATGATGCCCGTAGCTGCCGGGCTTGGATTCAAGAACATCCCCACGAAGCCGCCCGTCTAATGGGGTTCGAGGTAGTGGAGGAAAACTCTAACAAACTAAAAGAAACTCTAATAAACGGTAATAAAGAGGAGGCCAACATGGACAAGCCGAGAATTTGCGAGGTGTCTGAGGACGGCTTTGAAAAAATATGCGAAGCCGTACATAACAGATGGATGAACGAAAAAAAACGGCAGGGCATGACCGAGCATCCTGATATGCGCCCATACCATGAACTGCCGGAAAATGTCAAAGAGTATGACCGCGTGACAGTACGCTGTGTTTTGGATGCGTTGGGTATCAAATATACACAGAAGCCCCGCTGGACACAGCAGGAAGTGGAGTTTGCGAAGGCTATCAAGGTGCTTTTTCCATGTGCAATAGAGGTTGTAAAGGCACCATCCGGGAATGTTTCTGTATCTGGTGCGTCGCTGACATTAAGCACAGAGTATTTTCCTTCCATCCATCCCGGTCAATCCTACACCCTTGGAGAGATAATCGGAGGTGGACAATGAGCAAAACCGAACTATACCGCATTGCTCTTTCCACCTATGGTGCACAGGCACAGACCATGATGGTGATAGAGGAAATGGCCGAGCTGCAAAAGGAATTGTGCAAACATGCGAGAGGCAGAGAAAACCGGGCACAGATAGCAGAAGAAATAGCCGATGTGCAGATTATGCTGGAGCAAATGGCGATGCTGCATGACTGCGCGGGGCTGGTTGAAGGATATAAGGCACAAAAGCTGGAGAGGCTGGAAAAGAGACTGCGGGGAGTAGATGGAAATGAATAACCAAGACAAAAAACGCTGGTTGTCTCAATACCGAGAGATTGTAGCGGAAACCAAGCGCCTTACACGCGAAAAGGAAGAATGGCGCAGTATAGCCGAAAAGGTAACACCAACGTATTCTTTCGAGCCGAAATCTTCCGGCACATTGGGAGAATCATCTAGAATAGCAACAGCTGCAGAACACCTTGTCGAGATAGATGCAGAACTTGAAAAACAGATATGTAAACGAGTGGAACTGAGGCTTGCAATAGCATCCGCAATACGCAGCATCCCATCCGAAAAGATGCGTTATCTCTTGGAGCGGCGTTACATAGATGGGCTTACATGGGAAAGGATTGCTGTGGAAATGGGGTATAGCTGTATGCAAATATGGAGGATGCACGGAGAAGCATTATCTCAAATAAACATGTGATAGAATGTTATGCTCAAAATATGTTATGATTAAACTACCGAGATAAGCAAAGTAAATACAGACAAGCATAATGTGAACGCTTAAAAGGCTCCAACACGGGGCCTTTTTGCTTTTGACGAAAAACAGGAGAATCACATGTCGACATTTAATTATAACAGCACGCAATGGAGACAAAAACAAAAAACAATTTTGAGAAGGGACGGGTATATGTGCCAATGGTGCAAGAGATATGGTAAAAAAGTTGATGCAACCACTGTGCATCACATCAAGCATATAGATGAATACCCGGAACTGGCGTATGTAAATGGCAATCTTATAAGCCTGTGTAATGCGTGCCATAATAAGGCACATCCTGAAAAGGTGCAACGAATCGGAAAATACTGAATCCCCCCCTATCCGACGCGCCTTCCGGGTGCTTTTAGGGAC